CTTTCCTGATGATGCAACCGCATTTCAATACTTCCCTACAGGTGTAGGTAGTGCCGTAGGTGTCAGTGCTACTAGTGCGGATTTCCTTATTAATGGTGGATGCTGTAACGTCTCAAATTTTAATCAATCTGATGTTGTTTCTGCTGTTGATTGTCCGTATTCATCTGGTCAAGGTAATACAGGATTTTTAAAACGACAACAACTTATTAATTTTGATGGTGCGGCTTTAGTATCATCTGGAACAACTTTCGCTACTGGTTTAACTTCATCTACTTATTACAGTTTACTAGCTGGCGGTAATGCTGGTGGGTCATTAAACTTAATGTGGAAGAACTACGTATTAACCCGTGTATCTGGTGTAATTACTGGAACTACTACCCCATCTTTCAGTGTAACCACTGCACCAGTTTTACAATACAATTTAATGGCTACTATTAAATTAAAACATATTCATAGCTTCTTTAATATGTGCCCATTATTAAAAGGTGTATTTATGAAATTAACATTAAATTTAAATAATACTTCTACTACCATTATTAATACTTATACTACTGCTACAGATGCCGCCGCCGCTGCTGTTTCATATTCTGGGATGTATGTGTCATCTGTATCAAATGCTGTAGGAGGTGTAAATCCTTTAATGATTGCATCACCTGCAACATCTAACGGTAATGTTGGGTCTTTTGCTGCTATCCCAACTTCCATCACAACCGCAACAGGAGGCGGGACATTCCGTATCTCAACTATTTGTAATATTTCTGTTGGTGCTAGATGCTTAGACACTGCGTTAACCTCTATTGGTGCATCTGTCCAAAATGGAGCACTAGCACAGAGTATTTACATGTATATCCCTGCATACACATTTGTCCCATCTTTTGAAGAGGCTTACCTTTCATCACCTGTTAAACAAATTAATTATACTGATATTTATCAATATCAAATTACAAATGTAATTTCTGGAGGGACTATTAACAATTTAGTAACTAACGGTATCGCTAATATTAAATCAATCTTAATTATTCCGTTCTATAGTCCATTGTATGGCACTGCTGTTACAAATGTAAAATCTGGTGTTTCATTTAATCCTAACACAAACCTCCCAACAGGTATTCCAGTTTATCAAAGTCCTTTCGATCCTGCAGGATGTGGTGCAACCTCACCGTTATGCCATCTAACAAATTTCAACGTGCAAATCTCCGGACAGAACGCCATCTATAACCTACAGAAATACACGGCCGAAAATTTTAACAACCAACTTTATGGTCAAAACTCCGTTAACGGTGGTTTAACTGATGGTTTAACATCATCTCTTATTGGTAGACAAGAATTCGATATGGAGTATTGTTATTACTATGTTAATGTTGAACGCATGTTACCGGTTGAAATGGGTGTGCCTAAATCTGTTCAAATTATTGGTCAAAATCTTTCATCTAAAGCATGTGATTACTGGGTGTTTGTTGAACACGGAGTTAAAATCTCTATTGATGTATTAACTGGAGCTCGGGTTTAAAGATATATTCATTATATAGATTAAGGATATATAAGGTCTATGTTTAAATACTAAAGATAATATTTAATTAATAATAAGATAATATTAATTAATTATTAGATAATGATAAACCATTTAAAAAGATAATGATTTAATTATTAATGCATAAAATTAGTATAGATGTAAGCCCACATCAATTAAGGAAACTAAAAAAAGGTCATAAAGTTAGAGTAAAGAAAGGATCAGGTTTAGAACTTATTGTTCATCCTACTACATATGATATTGTAAGTAAAGCCTTCAGAAAAAATAAAGGTTCAGAAATTCAATTATCAGAGGAAGAATTAGGACATAATTTCACATCTTATAGCCCACCAGATGCAGTTCAAAAAGCAAAAGATTTAAACCCAATTAAACCAAATCCTCAACCATCAGGTCCAGCATTAGCACCATCCCCAATGACAGGATCTACAGGATCTGGTTTACATGCACGTCATATTCTTCATAATGCCCTTAATGAACATTTAGGAACTAATTATGGATATCTACAACGTGCAGGAATGGACAATGCAATGAATAGCCATAGAAGTGCAGTAATGGCGAAACATGGTATTGATTCACGTTATGCATTAGCACCAGAAGAACCAACACGACATATGCTAGAACCTCGTTCTCGTATGGGCGGTGGAGCATTAGAAAAATCAATTATAGGTTTAAAAGGTGGTATGATGAGTGCATATACTCCACCAGCTTTATTATCACAACCATTCAGTGCAAATTTCCAGTTCCAACACTTCCTCCCACCACAATACCAACACTTTAATTCTGGTGGTTCGGCTTCAATTGGCGGGAGTGGACTGTATGTATAAAATATATATTCCAATATTCCAATTTTAACTATATTTTTGAAACTTATTATAATTATAAATATTATATATAATAACTTATAATTATAATAATAAATTTGGAGTTTTGGATTTTTAGTATATTTATATTTATAAGTTATATAAAGAATAAATAAGTTATATATAATAATATGTCATTAACAGATACACAGATTGAAAAGTTATGTAAAAGAATGAATATACCTTTAGCCGGTGTATTCTTTAAGGATGAACTGGTTTCACCTCTTGAATATAACAAAGCTTATTTTGTAAATTTAGAAGATAGTGAAGATGAAGAAGGACGCCCAAATGATGGGTCACATTGGACATATCTTCAAGTGTCAAAATATCCTAATGGTGAAATAGCTAAAATATTCTTTGACCCATACGGAGCACCACCAAGCGAAAATATTAAAAAGGTAGTTAAACAAACTACTAATACTAATGGTCTACCGTTTACTGAAAAAGATATTCAAAGTCTAATGAATAACGCATGTGGATATTATTGTTTAGCGTTAGGACATTTTATTAATGCATCAAAATATAGAACCGGTATGTTATATGATGATGTTAATTCCTTTATGGAAATGTTTGATGATTTAAATACTTCATGTGACTTTAAAAAGAATGAATATATATTAAAACATTTTTTTAGGTCAGAAGATCCTTCATTAAGAACAGAAATTGACGTTATAACATCTAAAGATGAAAAAGGAGGTATTGACGCTTTTAGAGTTCCATGCGATGTTAAATATGTTGACAAATAGATATAAAGGAATAATTCTATTATATATATAATGAGTGAAGAAATTAAAACAGAGGTTAAGTATAGTTCATATACACCGGCACAAAAAAAAGCATCTCAACAATATAGATTAAATAATAAAGATAAAATTAATATCCAAAGAAAGAAATATTATCAAAATAGAAAATTAAATGATCCTACATTTTTAGAATATAAAAGGATTAAGGCCCGTGAGTATTACGAAAAAAAGAAACTTGATAAAGTAGTAAAAACCGAACCTAAACCTGAAGAACCTAAAATGGCAGAACCTGAACCAATTGTTGAAGAAGTTAAACAGGAAGAAGTGAAGCCCCAACCAGAAATTAAAGAAGCGGTTGAACTTGCCCCAATTCCTGATGCTGAACCAACTAAAAAAAAGAAGTCCAAGAAAGAAAAGAAACAATAAATAAAAATCAATTAAAGTATTGTTGATGAGACAATACGACTGTATGGTTTCCCGAGTGGTCAAAGGGGCGGGTCTTAAGATCCCGTGTTTATACTTCATGGGTTCGAATCCCATACCATACATTTAACATATAGTCATTATTAATAAATAATGACTATATATATATTATTTAAACTCCTTCTTCTGATGGTTCATCATCATAGAATTTCATATTTTTACAATCATCATATAATTTATCACTATATCCATCTGGATAATGATGTTCTAAATCACGTTTAATTTTATCACGAATAAATCTAGATTGCCAACCTTCACCTCTATACGGTGTTTTTAGGGCGATCTCTTCCAATGTATTATTAATTGATTTAATTTCTTTATTGTGGTTATCTCTAGTTTCCATATATAACAAGTGTGTAGACATAATAAGATTTATATCTTTATCAATTGATTTAATTTTACGATGCAAAACCATGTAAGAATATAATAGACTAGAAAGCCCAATAATAAGAGACGATGAGAATATAGTTTCATTTGTTAGTTTCATTATAATATATATATAATATATCTTTAAATAATAAACTAATATATCACTTAAAATACATAACTAAATTATTAATTACAAAAATAATCAAAAATAAAGAGAAAATTCTCTTATATAGTAAAAAAAAGGATACATAAAT